GGTGAAGACATTGGTGGAGGCGTCATCGGGAAACTGTTAGGATGCATTCTACCTGCTGCTCTAGCATCTGCCATATCTGCATCGTAAGGATTATTATAAACCATCTGGTCTTCTTCATCAGGTGTTTGTAATCCTCCTACAGGATATATACCTGACATACCTGGTACAACATTTTTAGGTAGCCTTGTAGCTAGCATCTGTTGACTGTTATCAGAAGTTTCTAATATGGGGTTCATAGATGCATCGGCAACTATGTTAGTACGATGACTAAAAGCACCGACTATGTGACTCTGTGATGCGTTTTCAGGACTCCTATTAACTTCCATAATTCTTCTATATACGTCATTAGGTTCTACATCACCTTGAAGGCTTGTCTGATAGACCTGTCCTGTAGGTGATGTAGAAATGTATTGTCCAGAACTTCCGTACCCCTGCAATCTACTGAGTGCAATACTGGCCTGGCCTAACTGATTTGATGCTTCTGCTGAGTGAAGTTGTTGTGCAGCATTTACTTCTAAAGGACTAACAGGTCTTGATGTAATTTCTGCGGCGTTAGCTGCGAATGCTTGTATATTGCTTGCCCCTGCCATAATTGTGTTAAACTCTGCGGCAGTGGATTGTCCAACTAAAAGAGGATTTGAACCTGCAAAATTTCTTATTGTATTTGCATCTGCAATTCTAACACCTTGTGCATTTTCTGGTACACCTGCATATAGTTGTCCAACTAAATTAAGTGGGTCTCTTACACCTAAGTCGCTTGCTGCATTTACTAACGCATTAAATTGTGCATTATTTGATTGGTTATTATTCACACCTGCATTAACCATTCTTTGTATAGGTGCAAAATCTGGGTTGGAATTTACTATATTGTTGAGTACTGAATTAATGTTATGACCGATTGTAGCGGCGGTCTTGTAGTTAAATTGGTGTTGAGGGTTAGGATTTAATGCTATTAGCCCCTCATCTGTCAGAAAATTAGGGTTCGTTGCAAAAGAGTTAATCATCGCAACCTGCTGTCCTAAACTTACAGGTTGTAGATTGCCTCTTAATTCATTGGGAACACCGTGTACAATTTGGTTTGCATATCTTAAAGCCTGTTGATCCATCCCTTGGGGATACACGTATTGAGAATGCTGACCTTCAGCAGGACGCCTTCCCATATTTGATAGGTCAGGGACTCTTAATTGGTAAATAGGAGAGGATGCTTCATATACTGCACCTCCTGCCGAAGTGGCTAGGGCAGGGATTTGGGTGTTCATTGCAACCTGCGGATTATATCCCGTATTTTGAATTGGACTTGTAGGTCTAACATTGGGGGTATATGGATTTAAGTTTTGAACCTGTGGTGCTGTATTAGCAGGATTAAAAAGATTAAATGATTGTGGAGGTGTAAAAGGAGGTGGAGTAAGTGGTGGAGGTGGTGCAAAGGGGGGTGGAAGTGGAGAAGGTATTGGAGAAAAGGAGGGGGGCATAATAGGCTGAGGATTTTGAGATATGAAAGCACTACTAGGGGTTGATGCATTGAATGGTTGCACTGGTTGATTAGTATTTACTGGATTAGTTACACCGCCAAAGGGGGAATTACTTGGTGGGTTCGAGTTTCCTGATGATGTCATTTATATCCGCTCCTTCTGATAACATGGTTTCAAGTTCATCTATCATAGCATTACCTGTAATAAATGTCTCGTCTTCTTTCTTTATGATATCAGGATTTAGCAATGTTTTCCATGCTTCTTCAGGAAGAGTTAAGAGTCCAAACTCTATGTTGTCTGCGTCCAGTAAGTCGTCTTTACTAGGTAGTCCCTGCTTTATCAAATGCGGATACACTAATTTGAACTCTGGGCGAGACCTCACCTGCTTCACTCTTTCTTGCATTTCCACGAAAAAATCGGCTTTCATGCTCCAACAAAACACTTACGATTTGTAGAAGTAGTTCGTTATCTTCTCCGATACCATCAGTAACCCAACGAGGCGGGTCTTTTAATTGTACCGCACATCTACTAATGTAGTCAAGCCTTGCTCGCTCCTCTGCATGTAAACTGTCTGGATTTAGCCCTCTAGCTAACTGCTGAAAAACTTTTGTCTTAACTAATCTAGCATCTGCATTTAACACAATAGACTTGAGAGTTGTTGTATGTGTTTTGCCGTCTGGTGCATCATAAATAATATCAAAATTAATTTCACGTGGTGTAAGTTCCACTCTATCTACATGCTCGCTAGCTGCGTATGTATCTGCCTCTGCTTGCTTTTTAATTGCTTGTAAGTCAAGCTTCTCATCATCAAATTGAACTTTTTTAGCCATTTAAAACTGTCCTGTATGAAAGGGGTTATAGTAACACCTAAATTATAACAGGACAGGATAATCAGGTCAAGTTAAAACGCATCATCTTCCACTAAACGTAAGGCTTCAAATGTAACATTTACGCCCATGATTGAACCTCTTGATAACCCAAAGCTTTGAGAACTAGGTCTGCAACCTTTGATAGTGTATCTAACTTTAGCTTGGATTGGTTGGCCACCTGCAGTAAGACTAAAGTCAGCAGAGTCTACAATCTGTAAATCAAAACCTTGGTTCATGAAATCCATGACGGCCTTGGTTCTTTGTTCGTCAGAAGGAGATGCATTTAAGTCTTTAGGAGTTAATCCATTAGCAGCTGCACCGCCACCGTAAAGTCCTGAAGCTGTATTCCCGTCAGAAGCAGGGTCGGGAAAAGTCATACGCATCATAGCGATAGAGCCAGAAACTGTTCTGCCTACTGCTTCAATGTCGATTGAGTCAATTTGACCAAGCACATCAATACGGTTCAATAAATAAGCTTCAGTAACTGTAATACCGCTTGCATAACCAATTACTTTTTTACCTATCTTGATGACTGCTGAAGCACCATTGATAGTTCTTTGATTAGTAAAACCCATTTTTATTCTCCTTAGAAACGACCAAACTTGGCGTTAACAATGATGAAGTTAAGGGGTTCTACTACTGCAAGTTCAAAACTCACATTGATATAATCCCCGACAGCGACCGCAGTGACTTTGCGGAAGTCTCTAATGATAGAGAGATTTCTTTGAGTGATTAACCTGTTAGTTACGATTGTACTTACATCGTTAGCTGCGGAGGCAAGTGCCTTAGAACCAATTTCTTCTTGGAGGGAGAACTTAACATCTCTAAGGCAAGTATTTAAACTCTCGTTAGCAGAAACCTCGCTGTACACGAAGTTATTGTCCTTCACATGTGTAGTTACAGAACGTTCTACACGATTACCAAGACCACCTGCATTTGTAAGGATTACAATACCATTTTGAATAGCTTGTGATGCTTCCTTCAAGGGATTAAAAACTTCAGTTGTACTTACAATATTTGGCTTCTTATTTGTAAGAGGTTCAGCAATAGCTGTACACCCTTGCATACAAGCAAGCATCAAGGCTAACCATTGTGGGTCAGCTTTATTGATTGTAAGAATGTTGCCTGCTGCATTGGTACGTTGGAATGAAATACCTTGGCCTACGATAGCAATGTTCTTGTCATTCAACACATTAACCCAACTAGACTTGATTTCGGCAAGGGTTTTTTCTTTGGTAGCACCAACCCAAGCATTACGATGTAGACCGCTGATTTCAGCAGCATCTTTACAGTGGTTCTTTACCTTCTCGTGTACAGTCACATCATCAGTGAAAGGAACAACGATTTGGATTGCTTTGTACAAGATAGCTTCGAGTGCAGTGTTCCAGTTAGAACCTGCGATAGAACTTTGACCGCCACCTACTAAAGAAACATAATCAGCGTCAGCAGTGATTACAGAGTTAGATGACTTAACTGCTTCAATATACATAGAGGCAGATAAAGCATCAAGCATTGCTTGAGTGTTAGCTGTGAATGCAACTTCTGCATTCTTGAGTTCAGTACTTGCTAGAGCATCAAGGTCTGAACCGCTGAGAGTGATAGAAGGAGCTTGGGCAGAGAAATCATCATCTTCTTGAACGATACCTACTAAGAAAGTTTCTAGGTCGTCAATTTCGTTCAAAGCAACACTCTTGAATTTACCTTGAATTTCTACACCACCTACGAGTGCACCACCTGTTGAAGTAAATGCGAAGCTAGTGATATTGCTCCAAGATTTAGTACTTGTAGCTAAGCCGTTAAGTGCTGTTGCAATAGTTACAGTTTCTGTTGTGCTTACACCTGTTGAGTCTACACCTGTGATTACACAAGTTTGTCCCCCTGCACCAATAGCAGAAGTTGTCTTGAATGTAACTGCACCGCTATGTGCTTTATTCCAACTTACTGTAGAAGTTGTGTTAGCCCCACCTTGTGCAACAGACTTTGTATATGCAAGGTTAAAAAGACTAGCAGTAATTTGTACTTTGATAGAGGTGTACAAAGTTGCTGCATTGTCATAACTTAAAGTTGCAACTTCGCCGAAACCAACGCCTGTACCTTTTTCAACTTCAAGACCGCCGTCCTTGATTGAGAATTGGAACTTGGTTGCATCATTGCTGTCTGCAAAAATCTTAATCTTCTTTGAGTTGCCTTCTGCACCCCAGAGTTTAGATTTAAAAGTCAAACCTCCATTAGACGCACTAGCTTGGCTGTTTGGTCTAACGTTGATTAAGGTAAGACTGTCGATAGTTTGAGTAGCACCAATCAATGGGTTGAAGGCTACTTGTGCAATATCAGACATAGATGTACCGCTAGTAGTCTTGCCACCTTGAGTAAATTCTAACAAGCTGTCTGCATCTAAAAATGTATTCAAGGCGTCTTGCTTGAAGATTGGGAAGTCCCCAATCAACGCAACATTACCACCAGAAATACCTGTATCAGCAGTTAAAATTTCTTCTGCTTTCACATATACACCTGGTCTAAATTGCTTACGCCCATTGAAAAAAATGCTTGAAGGCATGATTTTTCTCCTACGATATAAAGGGTTTCATTCAAAAGGATTTTACTACAACGCCGCCTTGAACTCCACTAATTTGTGGAGTAACATCAGAAGGTTGTACTTGTATATCTAACAAAGGTTCGAGTGCACCGATATTAGCTACGTCTTCTATTCTAGCGGGTATTTGTAATAGATGCAAGGCTGCATATCTACAAGACCTACCATAGACGCCAAAATTTTCACCGAATAGCTTCTCATCTAACTCCATAGATGTACTTCCTACATAAAGCAAGTTTTGATAACCTGCATTGATAAATGAAGGATGAAATAGAAGCATGGATGAAATAACTAATCTGTGCATCATTCTTAATGTTTCCATCTCTTTAGCATACATGTTTATCACTACATCCTGCGAGGTAAAGAGATGAGAGTATTTTGTTTCTCTGCCGTCCTCATCATAAGTTGAGTGGCTTGCATTTCCTAGCCCCTGCGAGTCGTATGAATGTTCATTATGTTCCACAGTGATAAGGGGCAGAGCATTTGCTTTCTTTGTGTTGAAAGATGTATCTAAAGCTATCTTGTTATTATTCAAGTAAGCAAACATACGTGCTTTCATATCTGCGGATACTGTAGGAAACAAAGGGTCAAATAGCAATCTACTTTTCTTAAAATAATTAATTCCATTTCCTATAGCATGGATTACGTGTAGGTCAATCATTCTTGAAGCTCCAGAAACGCAAGCTTGGCTTGGATTTGAATAGGCATGGGGACTAATTTATCAGTCGCTGACTTGCGAAGAACATGTGTGTCCCTAACAGAATTAGGGTAAGAAACACATGTATAGGTGGGGTGTATATAATAACTGAAACTAACTCTTGTCCCTACCGCAGGTTTGACCAACCAAGAGATAGCTCCGTCTACAACCTCGAAGTCTACACCCCTAATCAGTTCACCGCCTACAACCGCTTGACCGTTGGCAGGGTTAGCTTTGTGTGCATACAAAACATTGATTGTAGTTATCCCCGTAGCTAAGTTCATATCTCTTGATACGATGGGAAAGCGGGTAGTGATAGTATTCGCCGCAGTTACTGCTAAGGTTTCTCTGTAAACCATCACTGACTCTTGAAGTTCAAATTGGTCACCAAAGCAGGGGAGATGTTCAGGAAGCAAAGAAATGTTCACTGTTGCGTCCTTATATCCACCGTACTTTGCATTTAGAAAGTCGTCCTCCGCTTTAGTTACAATCGCTTGAATAGTTTGTTCGCTGTGGTAAATCAAACCTTTACCTTTGCAGACAGGACAACTTGCATTGAAAGTTGGGTTCACATTGATGTCGTCTATATTCTGAAGGTCTAGTCCGTGGTCTACTGCACTACTAACTTGACAAGGACATTCAGCCGCTTGTTTCCATTTTAAGAACAATCCCTTTTGTGCAAACAATCTTCTAAATTCAGGGTCTCTGAAATCCGCTCTGGTAAGGGTGAACGCTTTATCTGGTAATTCTGAAGGCAAGTCCATGTGTTATCTCCTGTTAAACGCTGAATATATTAGGGACACGATACTTTGCCCTTAATGTAGTTATACAATCAGCTAACTCTTTGCGATATTGAATTATGCGTGCACCATAACCCGCTGATGTAGCAGAAGCAGTTGTAGCAATATTTTGACTCAGCCCGTCCACCCCAATACTGTATTGTGCAATACCCGCACCTGCAATCAAATCCCCTGCTATGTTGAGAGGGATGAATGATGCAATAATCCCGATTGCTCGTAGGAGAACTGCGTCTACTGTGTGCATGTTCCAACTAACTGTACAGTCACCTGTGGAAGGTGCAACGTTGCAGCTAATAGTAAAACCATCCGAAGATGTTGAACGAACTGCAATACCAGTTGCTCCATTCGCTACTATATTTGAGAGTACGATGTTAGGACGCATTCCGCCTAAGTTATCAGAAGTTAGCTGCACATCTACTGACTTTTGACCTTGTGGGATTGTGGCTGTCCCGCTTTCAAATAAGAAACCCGATGTGTATTCTACTGTAAAATATGAAGGGACATAAGAGTATGGTGAAAACACATCGCCAAAAATTAAAGGTATACCGCTTCTAAAAAAGAAGGAACCGAGTGTTTCACTGGTTGGGATTAAATGAAATTCACCCCGCTGCGGGCTTGCAATTGTTGCCCATTCTTTGGGCATTTCTACGAGTGGATAATTTCCTAGAGTAATGCTAATTTTATCAACAGAAATCAAGGGTCTATTATCCAAGTAGAAGGGGTACCAAGCTTCTCTATCCTTGATATGTGCATCGTGTCTTTCACCTTTTGTTTTAAAAGGGTCAATCACAATACCAAGTTCAGCTTCCATCATTCCGATAGCTGCGTCTATAGCGTGCTGATATAATTCATCTGGATAGGGGTCGCCATTATCAAGTGTTAAATCAACACCTAATGCGTACACGTTTTTGATAAAGGAAGGTGTAATAATGTCTCTGATAGCCATCTGATGCTCCTAAGTTATGTAAACCATGGAGCTAGTTAGCCGCTCCACTATACTTCTTCTTTATCTTTTATCATATCAGAAGGTTCTAAATCAACAGGTTTAACCTCTTGCTTCTTCACACTTCTAGTTCTTTGGGGCTGTTTGGTTTCTACTGCTTCTTCCTTAATCTCTTGGGATTTAACTTCATTAGAGATAAAAGACCAAGCAGTAGGAGATGCCTTCAACACTTTTTCAAGGTCTGGAGTCAAGTCGCTAACCAACCAACCTTCTGCGTTAATCGAAACCTTAATACCCTTGAACAAAAGTTGCATTGGTCTAGGTGTCAAACTCATCTGTCGTTGGTACTGCCACATGATTATTAGAGTCCTGAAGCGTTGTGTACGCCTGCATTCTCAATCATAAACATCTTGCTTGGAACTTTTACGATTGGTGAACCAAAAAGCATTAACAAGAATGGTTTTACAGTTGCAACTTCTGCCAAAGGTCTACGCAAGAAATCGAGCAAGCGAGCAAATTCAAAAATGGTTGGGTCATGTTGTGCGAAAACAATCTTTGAAGTATTGTACTTGCTACCATCAGCACCATCATTGAGGTATGTAACAACGAGATTTGCACCTGTTGCGGGGATTTCTTTGATGAGTTGTGCAGTGTTTCTTGCACCGTTCTTCAAGCTTCTGAAAATACGATAGTACTTAACACCTGCTACACCAGTGATAGTGAAGCTGACAGCTTGGCCTGCGGCAACAGTTACTGCAACATCAACACCTGCATTTTGACGAACGAGAGGTGCGGAGATACCAAGTGAATTTACTGCAACTACACCATAGATATAATCACCTGCATCGCCTGCAGCAAACTTAGAAGAAGCATTGTTAGCAGCAGCAGGATTAACTGCGAAGCTAGGAGTAGCAGGAGCAGAACCACCAGACCCTACGGAGGGCATGTTTGAACAGTAGTGTAAGAATGGAGCAGCAACGATTGGTACAGCACCATAAGGAGCCATAATAGAAAGTTGTGAAGCACCAAAGGTTAAACCGTTGCTAGCTTGTTGAACCATGAATTGGTCATGTCTGCCGCTTTCAACTGATTGTTTGATGAGTTCAGCATGAATACGTGGTTCTACATAGATTGTATCAGGACGGCCATAATTTGGAGCAGAATAAACTTCGCCCAAGATTTCTTGGAGAAGAAGAGGTGTAGGTGCTTTACCTGCTAAATCATAAACATTCTTAGGAGCATTGTCTTTGATTTGCTTACAGATACCATCGAAACCTGCGGCATTCAAAGCTTCTGAACCGTGCCATAATTGTCTTTCTACTTTACGCATTAAAGACATTGTACCACTCAAGGTTTCTTGAGCGATAGCTTGACGGTTATCACCGATTAAACCGACTAGAGAAGCAACATCAGAAATTTGTCTTCTTTCAGCCATATACTTGATTTTGATGCTCTTGCGTTCATAGCTAGCATTGTTGGTAGCAAAATCAGCTTCAGAACCACCACCTTCAGAGATGAATGGGTCTAAGTCCATACCCCAGTCTTTTACAACTGCATATTCATGTAAGGTTTGGGTAACATTGGTCTTTGGGATTTTGTTCCAGAGAGCAAGTTCTGACATACCATAGGTTGCGGTGCTAAGTACATTCTCAATAGATTGAGGAATGAGAGGACTGAGTTCGCCTGCTTGGCCACCAGAGGTGCCTGCGGCTGTTTGATAACCTGCTGTAGATTTTCTCAAAACTTCATTCATCTTGATGAGGTCTTCTACTGGGGCAAAGGAATTAAGTTCAGGTAACATGGTGTCTCCTACTTATAGTAAATTTAAAGATTTAGCGATTGCTTCTGGGGATACGCCTGCATCGAGTTGGGCAATACCTAACTTGATACGCATGGCTTGGTCATTAGATGGGTTTGCAGCTAAGGCAGCAGTGGCCTTTGAAACGACATCTGAATAACTAATAGACTTTTGGATTGGTTGAAGTTCAGCAGGTGTTTGTTCTGCAACAACAGCTTTAGGGGCTGATGGTGTCTTGAACATTGCATCTACTCTTGCTTCGATATTTGCGATTGACTTGATGATTTTATCCATCATGACATCCATATTATCTAGCTTAGCTTCAACGCCAGAAAATCTACCTGTAACACCTTCTACAAGTTTCTTATTATCTTGTAACAAAGTGTCAGCAGATTTTGCAAGGATTTCTGCGGTATTATCTTCTACAGCAGGTTCAACAGATTTCTTGATGTCTTCAAGAAGGTTCTCTACCTTGCTGAGGTCAGCCGCTACTGGTTCAACAACTTGTGTATTTTGTTGTTCTGTAGACATGATTAAACTCCTAATTATCACTCGCAGCTACCAATAGCTTGCGGGCTAATTCATTTTGTTTCTGTTTATTTAGTTGGGGGAATACCTTACCAACAATAGAAGATAGGGTACTGATGCTAATCATAACAGGTTTCTTTTCATCTGCCGAATGATTATCAAACATCTTGTCAATCTCCCCTTGCATAACCTTACTCATCTCTTCTCTCATAACTTCTTTGAAGGTATCAGAAATTGAGTCTTTTACGCTAGGGGTTGCAGCATCCAGAATAGTATCATCCTTTTTATTGTAGGAGTCAAGTATTAAGTCAGGCTTAGCTGCGTCCATAATAGCTGTGTTCATGTTCATACTTCTCGCAAGTAGTTCTAAAGTCGCATCTGCATTTTGCGGTAATGCACATACACTAACATTTAATACTCTGGACTTACGAATAATTTTAGGATTTATTTTATCCCTTGCAAGTACTTGACCTTCAATAGAGAAACCTAATTTTCTGGTGTCCCCTGCTTCTTTCAAGTCCTTCATAGTTTTATACACTAGTTGTGAAAGTGGTAAGTTCATGTACAGCTCTGCTTCGATTTTAGTTGCAACGCCATTACCCATGTTCACCTTATTCACAGAGATAGGACGACCGACAATATTATTCATTCCTTGTTGATGCTCGTAATTGATATAACCTCTCTTCATGAAGTAAGAGAAGTCTAAGCCGTCTTGGTCAATAATATCGCCTTGCATATCAGGAGAGTCAGAACTAATGATACCGCCAATCTTAACAGTCTTAGGTTCTGTACTTTGTACTTGGTCTGTAGACTTAGCTAAGTCGATATCCATCCAAGCGGCAAAAATATTTGTAGCCTTCTTCATAGAAGCCTCCTCAAAATCAATTGGTTTAAAATCGTGCTTCTTTAACCAGTCTTTAAATTCGCTTGGTGTGAACTTGGATTGGTCAGCACGAACCGATTGTATCTCACTCTTACCTTCTTTGTCTATACCAATAATAGCAGTGATACCGTCCGTTAGTTTCTTTGTGGCGAAACTCTCGAACTTATCGGGGTCTATTATTCTAGCTGCGTGAAAATTAGGAAAGGGCATTTATACTCCTGTGCTTCTCTCTACTTGTATTTTATAAAAAGTGTTTTATTATG